TGGAAATGTTTTGAGAGGACTGATTTAGAGACAGATAGACTAACTATAAAAAATATTACAAGAATATTTAATGAGAAGTATAATGTAATATTAACTGCTCAAAAAATAGGTTTAGATATGAAAAAATATTTACAGGATATTAAAAGAAAAATGATTCATAACGTTGTAAATATTACTAACATCAAAGTAAAAGAAGAACCTAAACAGAGATTTACATCAGAGTGTAAAATTGATGTAAAGGATGAGAAAGAGGAATTCTAATTCAGGCTTAAGGAAATGAAAATATATAATAATAAAAAGAATATTATTTTTAAAAAAGATAATTATTTTCTTTTCCCTTTTATAAAATAAAAGAAAAATGACAAGAAGCAAATATTTAAATGAACAAGAGGCTAAAAAGGCTAATAATGAGAGGTCTATAATTAGACATAAGAAACTATATACAGAAGACCCAGAATACAAAAAAAATTATGTAGAAAAAGCAAGACTACGATACTCAAAAATTAAAAATCAATTTTTAGAAATTACAAATTTGAAAGCCCAACTACAGGCATATCAAAATTCTTCAATGATGACTGACTAAATAAAAAAAAATAAAATATTTTATTATTATCTTGAATAATAATAAAAGAATAAGATGTTTAACATAGCACGGTGTCATGGAGAACAGCACGAAACTGAAATCCAGCCAAAAATAGAGCAACATTTTAATAAGCGATTAGTGAAGTTGTCAACATTTCACGCTATGGATTTTAAAGATAATGAAGTTAGATTTTATGAAGTGAAAAAAAGAAATTGTAAGTCAACAGAATACAGTGAGAGCATGATAGGAGTGAATAAAACTAATTTTTGTGATTTACAAAAGAATAATAGTTTTTTTATATTTGAATTTACTGATAAAATTTTATACTATGAATATATACCAAATTCAAGAGTGAAAAAATTGATAGGAGGGAGATGTGATAGAGGAAAAGAAGAATTAAAATTATACGCTTATTTTCCAATAAGTGAAATGAAACCCCTTTCTCTCACCCCTATTAGTCAAGTTTCGTAACTTCTAAGCTAATGGTGACAACATTTGTTTTAATAGGGTTTGTGTTTGTAAAAAGAGTTTGTGATGCGACTAATTGTTCATACATATCGTTAACATAAAGTTCCATTGTTCCAGTAAAATTATATACGTATTCAGTATCTAATCCAAGAGAAACAGTAGTTTTTGTGGCACCAGCGTCTCCTATATTATTAGTAGGGACACAAAACACTGGATACTGATAGTTACCCCTATCTTGAAAGAAAACAGGAGATATTAATGAAATCATCAGTGGTTGAGTTGTGTCTGCTCTAATAACTTCAACCCTAACAATTCTAATCATATATTTACCAGTTAAATTTACGTGATAATTTGCGCTGACAGAATTATTAAATGTGTTTCCAGTATCATTACAGGTTAAGTCACAACATACGACTAATGTCATAGGAAAATTTCGATTAGTAGCGATAGTGAACGTCATTTATAAAAGGATAAATATAATAATTACATTTTTTCAACTTCTAATGAGAGGATAGCTAATTTAGTATTTAATGGACTTTGATAGTCAAATAGATTCTGTGAAGCAGTATAACCAGCGTATATGTCAGCTATGAATAAGTTCATTGTTCCAGTAAAATTATATACATAATATGCGTCATCACCACAAATAGCCCGCCCTACATCAACAAAGGTATTCAATAATGGAACAGTGGTTACATTTTGACTAAATAGGTATGTTGGATATGGATAATTTCCATAGATATTTTTGAATACAGGCGATACTAATGTAAGAGCTAAAGGAGTAATAGAGCCACCGGTTTCACGGGTGACTTCAAATCTTGTAATTCTAATTTTGTAATATCCTATGAGATTAGTTAAATATGTTGATGAAGGGCTATTATTGAATGTATTACCTTGATTAGTTACTAAATTACCAGAGTCTAAATTTATAACAAGCATCATAGCGAATTTTTTAGTGTCAAGATTTACAACAGACATTCTTCTTTTATTATAGTTAAATATTATAATAAATTTAATTTAAATTCTTTCTATTTATAATAGCTTGTCTTGAGGGATTTATTTGGACTGAATTAGGTCGAACAATATTACCAATTTGATTAAATTTTGACAATAATGTTGACGGTATAACAGATTCTATGGTTCCACCGTCAACATACGGAGCGCCGACTAGAGTTCCACCAGCATTATTTGGGTTAGAAGAGTGAATATTTTTTATATATTGTATTAATTCTTCGTTATTGATAAATTTAGGATTTTTAGAGATAGTTCCACCCTCTTGATAAGGAACAATTTTACCAGATTCATTATAACGACCATAGAACGGTGTTCCAAAATGTGATACAAAGGAAGGTTGTGTAGGAGAGCCTAATATTCCACCCATATCAAAGGAAGGTTGTGTAGGAATATCTTTTAATAAAGAATTTATTTTGTCATTAAATCCTTTCATACCTCTGTCATACGCAGGATTTTTTTCTTTTGAAAAATTGAATAAGAGACCCATTTATAATTATAGAAATATTATAATTTAGGTTTTTTAAAAGTATTTGGAATTCCAAGAGCTTTATTTTTTTGTTTCATTTCATTGTAAGTATCTGGCCCACGAATACCTTTGACTTTTCTTGGTAACCCACGAGTGTGAGATACGACTTGAATTTTATACAGATTTTTTTTATCTTTTACCAAGACACCCCCTTTTTTGAAAGGTAACAATGACATCAACGAACCTAATATATTAGAAATACCACCCATAATGTTTTATTTATAGATACAGATTTTAATTACTTATTTTCTTTTAGTTGATTTTCTTTTTTTGGTAGTTTTCTTTTTACCAACAACCATCATCATCTGACCATTTGGCATCATAACCACGCCCCCCTTTCGGAAAGGAATTTTTTTTGCTAACCCACTAAGAGCAGAGCCTCCAAATTTTCCAACAGTAGCCCCAATTGGTCCAGCAACTGACCCACCCAAAATTCCTCCTAACGGAGATAAAACTTGTCCCAAAATATCTCCGAATATGCCCATCTTTATATGTTTTATATAGAGAACAATATAAAAAAAAAATAAAAAAAAATAAAACAACTTATGTATTCATAAATTCAATTGAATACTGAGAATAATCAACCCCAGCAACAATAGAGAATTGACCTACAGAAGTATCTAAAGCAAATCCATAATTTAATCCCGTTGTTAAAAATACAACGACATCACAAGAAGAACCCGTATAATTAGGAGTAGTATACACCCAAATATTAAATAATGATATATATAAAGAACCTGTGGTATTTTGACCAAAAATTACACGAGAACTTTGTGCTATTAAACTAAATAAAGTCATTGATGCTTTTATTCTATAATATCCAGTTTTACTACAAGTAAATAACCCAGTGAAAATTCCGTATGTAACATTATTTGATAAAAGAATGAAATTATTAATTATTGGAAAATAATTTGGTGGTATTCCAGTATTTACAGCATTGACATTACTATATACAATAAGTTTTATGCTTGGTTGTGTGTGTATTTCTTTAGTTGTAGTATTATATATAACATTATTATCTGGATATACAGCGTAATCTCTAAGACTGCTTAAATAAGTTGAGTCACTTGCTATACTATTTAATTGAATACCAGAACTATTTACAATTGTCGTATTATTATAAAGACCAACAGAGTTATTATAACCAGAGGCATACCCCAGATTAATACACGATTCCCCACAATTATTGAATCCTGCTTCTCGTCCAATACAGACACTATTACCTAAAGCACTATTATTCGCAGATTGAAATCCAACAGCAACTTGACAGGAAGGGGTTATAGTAGGATTATTTTGTAGAGCATTTACCCCAATAGCCACAACGTCACTTGCCCCAAGAGTATTATTAGAAAAAGCATTTTGACCCAAATTAACATTTGTAGAACCAACAGCCCACGCAGGTGGAATTGATACGCTATTCCAATATACATAGTCTCCAAAATAAGAACCGTTTGGTGTAAATGAACCAGTTGCCCCTTGTATACCTTGTGAACCAGTTGGTCCTTGTATACCTTGTGAACCAGTTGGTCCTTGTATACCTTGTGAACCAACTGGTCCTTGTATACCTTGTGAACCAGTTGGTCCTTGTATACCTTGTGAACCAGTTGGTCCAGTTAACTGATGACTATAACTTACTTGACCCGTAACAGTATCGTAGCTTAAAATTTGAGGGTATTGAATATTTGGTATAGAAATTAAATTACAGGTATTAGCCTTAATATTGTCAACAACTAACGATTTGTTATAATCATTAAAATTTATAATATTAGGAGCGCTTTCATGAAGACTGATGTTATAAAAGAGTCCAGTATTCACAGATTCAACTGGTTCAGTAGCACTTACAGGAAGGATGGCACCAGACGGTGTGTTGAAAGAGACTAAATTCGTTAAAGAATAATTTCCACTTAGTCCGTTATTTGTCAAACTACTCATTTTTATCTTTCTATATAGTAAATATAATAATGTCTAATAAAAAATTAATTAAGAAATTGGATAACCAAGTTCTTCTTTCTAATGAAGCCCTTCCAAAAAATAACGGAATAATATGGTTGCTTGTAGGCAGAAAAGGTTCGGGTAAATCTTCACAGTTATACAATGCTTTAGATACTAGTCAAAAAGATGGAGGATATAGAAAATTCTACGATACGATATATATATGTAGTCCAAGCATGCAAGGAGACAAAAAGATGAAGAAATTAGTTGATGAGGTAGAAGATGATGGTAATTTTTACGATACTCTCAATAATGAAATACTGACAGAAATTATAAATAAAGCAAAATCTAAACCAGATGAAAACTCGTTATTAATCCTTGACGATTGCATTAGTCTTTTACCAAAAAGTGTAACCAAAAACTCAGTATTTAACGCATTGGTGTGTAATTGTCGTCACATTGGAAAAGGTATGTCAATTTTCATCACCCTTCAGAAGCTCAAGGGTGTCAATTCAACGATTAGAAATAACGTTGATATGATTTCTATGTATAAGACTTTTTCAAATACTGAGCTTAAGAGTTATACGGAAGAATTTGATACACCAAAAGATATATATATTTCAAATACTGAAGAGCCTCATTCATTTTTACATACCACATTCACGAGTGGAAGACCCAGATTCTTCAAAAATTATGAACCTATAAGTATATAAAAGAATAATATTATTATATAAAGGGGGGAGTGATGGATGGGAGGAGTTGTTTTCAACCTTTTCTACATTTTGAAATGTCACTTTCAATTTTACAAAGTGAGAATGAGAAATGTAAAAAAGGTTGAAAACAACTCCTCCCACTCCCACACCTCCCCTTTATAATATAATACTTTTAGATTAATCTTCTTTTTTGTCTTCTGTTAGATGACATAAATATAGTTCCCCCACGTTTATAGCCTAATATCTTTTCTTTAAAGAATCGTCCAACTGAAGAAATATCTGTCACATTGTCAGTTAAATCTTCAACATAAGAAGGAAGTCCTTCTAAAACTGCTTTACTATCTTGTAAAATGAATTTCTTCAATTGAGGTGTGTCTAATCCATTGGCTTGTAAAGCATTTAATACAAAATGTTGACAGTTCCAACTGAAGGCTTTATATTTGATGAATGATTCACCCATTCTTTTACGAGTCTTATCAATAAATTGATTTATGGTGAGTCCTTGTGGTATATTAGATACAGTCATCGATTCACTATTTGCTTCTTTAGTATAGTTACCAAAGTTTAATAATTCATTTTTTTCTAAAACAAATTTATCATTTACTACAATAAAAAGATGATACATAGAGTCATAGTTTAGTTTAGATTTTGCTTTATCAAATGAACCGAGTGATAAGCCATTTAATATTCCTTCTATAGGTTTTGACAGAGGCTTTCTTTCAACTCTCATAGATGTAATTACAGTGTCCCCATTCTTGTCTAAAAAACGTTTATTATTTGGTGATAGATTTGAGTCAACATATTTGAGTAGTAAATCTTTAGCGAGAGATAGCATTTATATATAAGTATATATATAAATCCGTTTTTATAAATCCGTTCATTTCTTTATATAAGTAAGAGCTTCTTCTAAACTATGACCCATATTTTTAGCCCGTTCTTTCATCTCTGTTAATTTTGGTATGTCTTTGTAAAGAGAAGTTATCTTCGAATGTCTTAACATATTCGTAGATACCTTCTTACCAAAGAATTTGTAAAACATATTAGTAATTTTATTACTTGAACTAATACCATCTTTAGAGTCAGGAATTAAGTAATCACTTTTGTTGATAGTCATCCACTTAGTAATAATTTTTTTTAATTCTTTAGGTAGGTCAATCTCTTGTTTACCATAACTCTTGGCAGTCTTATACTGGTTAAATATTAGCTTGTTAGTTTTAGTATCCATATAGTTGTCTTTAGTTTTGTCAATGTTACGAATTTTAAACTGAACGTAATCTAGTGAACGCCGTGGGTCAATAAGGACGAACATAGATAATAATATATACATCTTAATAGTATCAAATTTATGCTTATCTGGAGTCTCATCTTTCATGAACATATCGGCATCCTTTTTAAGTTTATTATATCTATCTAAAACGTCAGACCATTCTATCCAGTTATCTTTTTCTTTCTGATTCATCTTTTGAGAGTCTTCACCTTCTTTAGCAATTTTAGAATCAGACGACATCATAGTTCTTAATCTGTCAAGGAGTTTAGCATGAGAATCATCCTTATCGTCTATGACAACCACTAAAGCGCTGATAGTTGTTTTTCGTAATCGACTTGGAATATCTTTTAGATGGTTTAGAATACAGTCAATATTTTTAGAGATATCACTTGCGTCATCTATTTTGATATCACATTTCTTAGCAAGATTAAGAATAATAGAGTTGTAAGTTCTTAGAGAGGATTTAGATAAGAGAGGTCTATTCTTTTCAATAATTTCAATGATAGTCATTTTATAATATATCAAGATAATAATTCGTTAAATAATAATTTGTATAATAATTATTATACAGAAATGTATAATAATATTTAGTATATGATTGTTTACTAAAGATAAAGAGAAAAACCATTAATAACCACCATCATACATTGAAAACATATAAAAAACTTCATAAATTGTAAATTATAATTTAGTTTAGATTCTTTGATGAAATCAGTATCTTCGTCATCTATATCCCAAGTATAGTCTGATAATATTAGGGTTTTATTGTTATGTTGTCTTTTAACGAAATCACACATATCTTCGTTAGTAAAATTATATGTATCCATTTTTTTTATAGTAGTTATATAAAAGAATATACTTTTAGAATCAAAAAATCAATTTACGTTTTTTAAAAGAATAATCTTTTTTATATATATATATATGTCCTTAAGCCTCAATTAGAATATTATATACCCTAAATATATTCCTGTATGTTATCAGGAATATTAACCAAAATATTATATACCCTAAATATTATACCCTAAATATCTTCCTGATAACATACAGGAAGATTAACCAAAATATTATATACCCAAAATATTATATACCCTAAATATATTCCTGATAACTTACAGGAATATTATATATACTAAATTTAATAAATATAAAAGAATATTGTTATCTAATTTATCACTAAATCAATATAAACTATGATAAAAAGGTTAATCATTAACTAAAATACCGTTAAACAGCCTTCCACACAGGTATAAAATTAATTTTATATAGAAAATACCCCCATTTAACACTTCAATCGTCTCGTTTAACAAGTATTTTGGTTAATGTATAACGATTTTATCATGGAAGTCATCTATTTAACAGTATTTTAGTTAACATTATCTAAAAGAATATTCTTTTACATTCATCTAATCTGATTTTTGTTTTCTTCCTGTTTTCTTTTTAGGGGTTCCATCCTTTTTATAACCATAAAGAGCATTTTCATCTTTTCTGGTTTGTTTTAAACCTGTTTCGTGGTTAGCCATAGATTTCAATAAAGATTTACGATGTTCTTCAACACTGTTATCTATTGGTTCAAATATACTGTTATCACCTGTTTTCGCTTTTCTTAATTTTTTTAAATCTGCCGGAAGAAGATAATCAAATAATGATGACGTTCCTTTTGCTTCATTTTCAAGTTGTGAAAACGTTTTTCGTGGTTTATCATATCTTGAAAAAAACTCTTCCAATAATGAATCAGGTATTGATAGTTTTCCTATAGGCTTAGAAAGTTCACGTTGAGGTGACAATTTTCTAATAGGGAGTTCTTTCATGCTTGGAACTGGTATATTATCCTGTTCGTTTAATATACCTAATAAATTCGCTGGTTGTTTTGAGGCTATACTTTTGATTAACGCATCAGCACGTTCAGCACTTGTCAATATTTTACTATCCTGATTTCCTCCAATAGAAAAAGGACTCTGGTTATTTATCTCATTATTTCTTATTATACCTAAATCCCCACTGAGTTGTGCACTTTTTAAATTATTAGTCCCTAATAATTCTGGCATTATCATAGGATATTGTTGAATAGGTAACTGATGAATCTGAGTTACTACACTAGTGGATGAAGATGGTTGAGATGTCTTACTTGCTTGTCGTCTTGTATACTTACGTTTTGCTTGTGGCACATTTATATTAACAATATTTCCTATAGCCTTACTGGTCTGCTTCTGCTTCTGCTTTTGAGTCTGCTTCTGCTTCTGCTTTTGAGTAACTCTCTTTTTGATTATCTTAGTTACCATTTTAATATATACACTATATTAAAATTTATTTATTAAAAATCCGTATGTTGGTCGGTTACCAACTTTAAACTAATTTACTGAAACTTGAATAGTATTCAATAAGTCCATTATATCATTTCTTAATTTTTCACTTAAGACTCTCCCCTTCTTTAACTCTGTATTTAATCTATCAGTAATATCAACAGTTAACACAACTTCTCCCGAATGGCCCACGATTGGAACGGGGTCACTCTTCACTGGTCTCTGGTATGGTCTTTTCAATCTTAGGAACATCTTCTTTAAGATTACTATAAGACAATAATAACGATTCGAAAAATTCTCGCATCAATAAAAAACAATCTGGTTGAAATTTACAAGCCTGTCCTTCATCGTCATCTGTTTTTTCTACAATCATCATGACAACCCCTCTATTTGGTTGATATATCTTTTCGAAAAATAATTTCATAGTATCTTTAATATAATCACATTTATATTTTTTTAACATATCAGTTGAAAATTTTAAAACAGCATATTCACTCATTTTATAGGTTAACCAATATTTTAATTTTATTTTTTTATTTTTTTAATTAGTATTGTTAACTGATGATGGAACGATTTCTATCATCAGTTAACAATACTAATTGCACCCGAACCATCGATGACGGCTATTTTGTCCACTACACAGAACATAGTTATCTGGTCACCCGCAGCTATCGTATTAGCATCAGTTAAAACTAAATTAAATGTAGAGACTGGAGTCCCGCACATACATAGAGATGCATCTGAAAATGCTCTCAAATTGAAACTTACTAAATATGAAGAACCTCTGAAAGTTCCATTTATACCAGTGTTTCCTGCTGCATTAAACAGAAAACGAATATTGTCAGGGTTCACGATATTTGTGAGGCAGCGCACAAGCTCTCTTACTAATAAAGAATCTGAGTTATACAGAGCAAGATTATACACAGAATTTCCATCAGCAAGTAATCTACGAGAAATATTAGATGCATCATTTATAGCTGTTGAACCAACAGAAGCACTGAAAAATTTAGATGTTGTAGCAGATGTCTGAGCGTTTGCTGCTAGAATAACACCATACATAAAAGCACTGACTGATGAAGAATTGACGGAAAAATTATAGGATAAACTGGCTGTATATTGGGTTTGTGTTGAAATGATGGTTGAATATGGGCATGAAAAAAACTTATTCATTCCAGCCATTGATTGACGTAAACCATCAACGTATTCTCGTCCAATATCCACGGTTTGATATATGAGAGATAATTCAGAAATAGTATACGCCGTCGGAGCAACAGTAGCATAAAAAGCTTGAGTTATCGTTGCCCAGTCCAGCTGGATTTGCAATGGACTCGACAAAAGCTCTAAACCTATGCAATTTTGCTCAGAATTTCCATTCAAGAATCCTGACACGAGAGGTAATGTATACTTATAATAGACTAATCCCGTAGCGTCAGCAACATATTGAGTATTCTGAGCATTGACTTGAGCGTTAGTTGTAAGAGAAGTATTATAACTAACAGAAGAATTATTGTTTTCTCCCCATCCTCCAGCGGCGATGGTGTCAAGATTTGCTGCGTTACTCATACTGAAAGGAGATATTACATTAGTACATAAAAGATTATAGTTTTGGATAGACTCAATTATTGAGGAACAGGAAATAGTCAAACGATTAATTAGAGCCTGTGCACTGGGTTGTGAGCCACTAAATCCCCAAGTTCCAGATGCCTGAGTTACACCAAGTTTAAAATATATATATGCACTTCCTGCAACCATAAAATTAGCCCCAGAACTCCAAGGAAGAGAAACGATTGAGGTCTGAGAGGGACCCGCAGACTGACCACTTTGAAAACTAATCTGGCGCAAAGTTGTTTTTGATGGACAGCATCTCGCTACTCTTGGTGGTAATAATGATAATGGGATGGAACTAAGAGCATCTGATTGCTCGATAGCAGAGGGTAAATTTGTAGTCTTGTAGGGATTAGACATATTCTTTTAGTATAAGCATCTTATAATAAAAATAAATTTTTTATTTTTTTTGAAAATATTTAACTTTAGTCTTTTCTTCTTTTTCAATTCGTTTTTCAATTGGTTGAATTATTTTTTGAATCATTGGTTGTTGAGTCATTTTTCTTTTTATTTTCAACATCTTTTATATTAAGTTTAGATAATTTTAATTTTAATTGATTTAATTCATCAATTATAACACTTCTCTCATCTGTTAATAATTTTGTCTTATCTGTTTCGGGTTTTGATAATACTCTCGGAACTGTTAGAAACACCCAGTGTTCAAATGTCAAATTACAGGAAAAATTTAAGTCCATATCAGGAATATCCCTATCTAAGCTTTCTGTCTGAAGATAGAGGTTAATTTTGTCTATGGTTTTATTAGTCAACACACTAACCGTAGGTATTGGAGGTTGGTAATTGATATATAAATATCGACTTACATTTATCGGTATACAGCACAGAACATTTGAGGTTCGTATTGAACTAACATACCCATCATAAGATTTTCCACAGATTAAATTATTACTCAAAATATATATACTTCTACTTGGACTAACATTACAAGAAACGTAACTTTCAACTGGAGTTATATCATTTAATGTTAATGTTGAATTAAATCCAAGTGATAATAATACCTGATTGAATGCTGGAGCTACTGGAGATATTAATGTTATTATTGTAGGGGTTGTATCGAAGACTAATGAAAAAGTTAGTTTATTTTTATCATAAGAATATACGTAGGATATAACTGGGGTATATCCACCGATTAATGCTGTTATTGATGATGTCAAACTTGAGATAAAAATGGTACACATACTTATAATATCATACGTCGATGAAGGTATACTAAATGAGCCTGTGAATATTCCACCACGACTTACAACGTAACTAACACTATTATTGTATTGATTGATTTCATGAAAACTAAGAGGTATTTGCGCCTGATTTACGATTAATCGAAATTCACTATTAAAATCCAGCATTTCACAGGTTATAGGGTCTGGTAGAATTGTCTCGAAATTACTGATTACTCCTGAAGTCCTGTAACGACTGTTGAGGTAGTATTGATATATACTGAACAGACTCGCCATTTTCTTCTTCGTTCAATAGTATTTTACTATTGGCTTCTATAATAATTTGTTTATTTTTATTTTGTTTATCTATAAAAGAATTTAAATCAGCTGTGGCTATCGGTTTTTCAGCACCATTCATATTTATCCTATGTTGTATATCTTCTATAGTCCACAAATTTGACTGTAATGTTTCATAAGTAATTTTAGTATTTTTTCCTAACAAATATTTATCACTCGAATCCATTTTTTAATTAATATACAACATTTTATTTATTTTTTTAAATTATTTTCTTTATTAAATTACAAATGGAAGCATTATTAAAAAAGTTCATTGAAGATAATCCTCAATTATTACCTACTAAACCAGCTGGACGCCCCAAAGGAGCAGTAAATAAAGTGAAAGAAATTGAAGTCACTAAAGATGATATGGCCAACGTTACCCTTAATAGTAAACAAATTAAAGAAATTAGTAAGAGCAAGAGACAACCTCGTAAACCACAAACGGAAGAAGAACGAGCTAAGATGTTAGATAATCTCGCTAAAGGAAGAGAGAAAGCTAAAGAAAATCGTGAGTTAAAAAGGAGTCAACCTATTGACATACCTAAACCAGTAGTTAAAGAAACTATAACCGTCGTTGTTCCAAAAATAAAACATAGAAAGAAGAAAGTTGAAGAAGACTTTTCGGAGGAGACTGAACATATAACTGAATCTGAAACCACGGATGTAGAAACGAAAAAGATTAGAAAACGAGTAGATAGAAGGACAGCAATTATTGAAAAAATTGATAAACAACTGGTTGAAATAGTTAAACCCACTAACCCATACGACAGGCTATTTAAATGATTTTTTCTTTAAAGACTAAACTTCTTCTTAAACGTTTTTAGATTCTCCTGTATTCTCATGCTATCACCCCATAATATATGATATGATAAAGCCCCAGCAGTAAAGGGATTATTGATATTATCATCTTTATGTCTAAGTCGATATAGCCTTCTTTTATCTTTATCACCTGATAAAGTATAATCAGTATACCCTGTTGCTCCGAAAGGGACAACTTTACCAGATTTAAATACAGCATCAAATTTTTTATCAGGTAAATGACTTTTTACTAATCTCATCTTTATTATATATGTTAATATAATAAATTATTTAAACATCTATTTTAACAGCCCGATTAAAATCCGCTCGTGGGACGGTTCCCACTGGACTATTTTGTGTCTCTTCTACCATAATCACACCACAGCATGAAGACTTGAAATGTTTGATATTCTTTAAGATTCGTTCAACAGCAACGATGACCGCAAGGATTAAGGCAATCAGACTAGTGTCTTCCATTTTACTAATAGGAGATAGAAAAAAAGTAAAAGTGAGAAAGTGTATATAAGATATTATTCTTTTAAAAATAGTAGGAGTAGTATGTGGTAGGAGTTCAAAAAAACCTTTTCTACATTTTGAAGTTGGATAATTTTTTTAGAATATTTTGTCAAAATGTAAAAAAGGTTGAAACCAACTCCTACCATCTACCATCTACCCCCCTTTTAAAGGAATAATATCTTAAAAATAATTAGATAACTAATATATATATAGAAAACTAATAGAAAACTAAGATTTCTAAGTTATCTTATCTTTTTAAAAAGAATAAAATCGTAAATTGATATTTAAGGAAATAATAATTATATTTATAAAAAGAATAAATCTTAAATTATTTTCTTTTACTATAAATAAAAAGATGACAATTCAAAAAAATATTCCAATAAGAGAATATTTCTCATATAATGATGGTAAAGATATGTTAAAAAGCAATATAGACCCTAAAGAATTAGAACATTTACGGACTTATTTAAAAACATCAACCCAGAATGAAATAGGATGGTATAATGATGTTTATTACAATAAATTAATAGATTCAACTGGAAAGATTTTATGGGGTAGAGAGAAAGCTACAATTAAAAAAGGAAAAAAGATTTTTCATTGGAGTGCTACCTCTATGAATGGAAAAATTAGAAATAATTTATTTTCTAGTAAATGTATAGATGTTGACCAAGTAAATTCATCGCCAACTATTTCACAGTCACTTTTTAAAGCATTCGGATTACAATGTAAGAAAACAGATGAATATATAAATGATAGGCAAGGCGTCTTTGGAAGATGGCAGAAATCAATAGGTAACAATATTACTAAACCAGAAATAAAAACAGGTATAAATTCTCTATTTGGTGGTTCTGGTAAAGACGGATTTTTAAAAGGAAAATTAAATATTCAGGAAGACCTTCTTAGTGAATTTAATGAGTGGAAGAAAAATATAACTACTAATATGACGAAAATTCTAAATAATAAGACTCAATCATTTTTAGGTATAAGTCCGTATGAAATATATGAATGGAAAAAGAAGGAACTTATTGATACAGAACAATTTGATAAAAACCCATTAACAAGTTCGTGGAGTATTTTATGTCAAGAAATTGAGTGTATACTTACTGAGAAGATAATTAAATTCTATACTGGTGTAAAATTTATTTTGAATAGTAAAATTTATGATGGTTGTCATCTTAGACATCCAGAGAAATCAATTGCTGAAATGATTGAATTATTTAACGAACATAAGGAAGGATGTGAAAAGTTGTTATTAGATGAAACAGATATACCTATGAAGATAGCAGTCAAGCCTATGGAAAAGACTACTTTAGTAGAAAACGAGAAACTGGTGGATAAAGATGAGACCTACGCAGGAAAAGAATTTATTAGACTAATGGGCGACCATCTTAAGAAGGAATCTAATACTATTTATTTTTTTGATAAAGAAACTCACTTATGGAAATCACATAATAAAAACAGTCATATAAAATATTTCAATTCCTTAGGTAATAAAATGATTTTTCAACAAGAGGATGATAGTGGTAAAATTAAAAATATTAATTATTCTACTATAGTTAGAAATATAGACAATGCTTTTAGGGTAGTTGATGCTAATTTATCTAATGAATTATTTATTCAAAAAGGTTTAGATAAAACCGTTAGTTTATGTTTATTCAATAATGGAATATTTGATTTTAAAACAGGTTTATTAAAACCATTAAGTGAATATGATTCTTCTTATGTTTTCAAGTATAAGATAGACCGAGATTATACAACGGAAAGAAAAGTTGAATTAGAAACTAAACTGAACAAACAAATATTTATTGACCCATTTAAATTGAGCGACTTATGTAAGGATGATGTTGACCGTGAGAAGGGAGATTTAGGACTTACAGGTAATTTTTTGAAAGAGTCTATTGCTAATGCTATGTTAGGGAACTATATGATTAAGAAATTTTATTTTTGTAGTGGATTAAGTAATTCAGGAAAAGGAATAGTGTGTGAAGCATTAGACCAAACATTTGAAAATTATGTGGGTTCATTTAATGGTAACAGTTTATTCTTTTCAACATCAGGTGGTGATGAGGCTAAAAAGAATTCTTGGATGGAAGTATTCAATGGTAGAAAAATATGTTTTTCAAATGAGGCTTCAATTGATGGGAAAAAAACGATTGATATAAATCAAATAAAACGTATAGCATCAGGCGGGGATAAAATAGAGTTTAGAAAGAATTTTCAAGATGAACAGATTCTTATCAACAGAGCGATGTGTTTTTTCTTTAGTAATGAAATTCCAGCCTTATCAAACGCAACGGATGATGGAATAGTTAAAAGATGTAAATATATAAGATATAATAGAGTATTTGAGGAAGAACTTCCTGAAGGGAAAACAGAAGAGAATTCATATTATAGTAAGGCAGATTTATTTTTAAAAGATAATCTTAAGACATTAGAGTATAAGAATGCTTTTTTTAATATTATAGCCGATTGTTGTAAAACTATTTATAAAATTGTTGAAGGTAAAGATACGTATACAATTATAGAACCCATTAGTGTAAGCATGGAAGGCAAAGAAGTAGTAGCGAGTGAAGTAGGAGAATTCAAGAGTGATTTCTGGAAATGTTTTGAGAGGACTGATTTAGAGACAGATAGACTAACTATAAAAAATATTACAAGAATATTTAATGAGAAGTATAATGTAATATTAACTGCTCAAAAAATAGGTTTAGATATGAAA